AATTCGCTAGCGTACCAGTCGTGCATGGCATCTGCGAGTGTACGGCTCATTTCACTTTAATCCTATTCCTAACTAGTGGGGGAGGGCTACCCTGGAGAATAACCCTCCCCCATCCTAGTTAATAGACGGCCCGAATACTAACTAGGAGACTTACGCCTCTGTAATGTCCTCAATACGGAACTGAGCATTACGGCGGTGGGTACCAAGTTCAGAATACTGGAACAGGGTAGCCTCGTAAGCGTCCTTGTTCGGGACGCGGGACCAGTTAGAACCATCGCGGTTCATAAAGGTCCAATCCTGGTCGCGGTAGACCTTAATCTCCTTCTCGTTAAGCCCGTAGATCGTGTTATACGGAGCATCCGTGTCCACAACCATAGGAACTTCGCCAGCGTCAGTAGTAAACGCAAGGCCAGAGAAGCCGCCCTCAAACGTCTGCGTGTTAGTGTACCGGCGCTGCTGAACAAGCAGGTTAAAGTACGCACGACGAACGCCGAGGTTCATAAACATAACCGTGGTCTTACTACCCGCAGCGCGAACCTTGTCCACGTTGAGAACAATAAGTCCCTCAGAGAGAGCGCGGTTAGATCCACCATTAGAATCAATCCACGACTGCCAAAGCGGAGTCGAAGCAGGATCAATACCAAACAGCGGGTCAGTACCGACAAGACCGGCAAGACCAGTCCATTCCTTCTGGTTCTTGTCACCAGAAGCCAACTGAGCGTTGTTCATAGTAGCAGAAACGCCACGGTAAACAACGTGACCAGCAGCAATAGTACCAGTACCACCAGTGGTAGTAACAGTCTTGGTAGCAACATCAATGTTGGTAATAACGGCCCCGGTACAAACCGAAGTCACTACACCAGCAAGAATCGTACCAGTACCAATCATCATACCAATCTGCAACCACTGAACATTGTCCACGACAAATGAAGCAAGTGTGCCGGAAACAACAGTAGCAACAGCACCGGAACCGTCACCGTAGACCTGTCGGTTAAGGTCCTTCGCCAAGTCCGTCTTGACTCCACTAACTTCCTCGCTCATCGCAGAAGCGAATGCCTGGAAATTAGAGTCAGCCAATTCGATAGTCTGGCCGGTCAACTGAATACGACCGTAGAGGTAACGCAGATTAACCTGCGCACGCTCATAACCCTGGTTACCAGCAGGCGGCAGATCATCATTCTCTAGCCGCGCACCAATACCGGAGTTACGGGTGGTGTGAATCGGGAATACAACGTACTTTCCGCCAACCTGGGAAGTAACGCCCTCAGATGAACGCTCAATACGACGAAGTGCAACCACATCGTCATTAAGCTGCTCACGAATACTAGGCTCGTAAACTTCCTTAAGGATGGCATCCACAGTAGCAAGTGTGGCAGCCATTTTCTAACCTTCCTGTTTTGCCTTGGCAAGCATTTGCATCGCAAGTTGCTTACGCTCGGCTTCTGATAGTTTTGCCGGATTAACGCTAGTGCTAGCGACACCGCCACCGCCGCCACCTAATACCTTAGGTGCTGGCGGTCGATTGTTCTGAGCCAAAATCTTCTCGGTGATTTCCTTGTAGCCCTTAATGGCTTCCTCGGCACTTGCACCGTTAAGCATAAGACCCAAAACGTAGTTCTCATCGTATTCGCCATACTTCTCTTTAAGGCTACTAAGTTCTGACGCTAAACGCTCATCTTCGGCAGCCTGGGCCTTAGCCTGCTGCTCCTGCATGAGAAGTTCCGCCATCTGCTTAACGCCTTCTTCTAACTTGGCGATACGCGGATCGACATAATCTTCGTCGTCCATCCAGCCTTGGTCGCTAGAACCCTCAGTCTTTGCTGCTTCATCTACAGCAGCCTGTTCTGCCGGTGTGAGATTGTAATACTCTCCCATCGACTTCCAGACCTGTTCGGGGTTCTCATTTAAGGCATTAACGAGGTTAAGCGCATACCCAATAGTCTCGGGGTCTACACCCTGCTCCTTATACTGCTTGTAGGGAGCATATTCCTCGTGAATACTCTCAAACCGCTGTTGCACACCTTTATCCCACTCGGAGAGAATAGGTGTCACCTGGCTATGAAGCGAGGAAGGCAACGCATCTAAAAATGGTTGCCACGCTGGATTTCCGCCGCTATTTTCTTGTCCGGCCTGTGACTCTCCACTATCAGTAGTGGAAGGTTCCTGGGCGCTTACTTCTGGTGGTGCAACCTCTGTAGGTTCTGCTGATTCTACAGGGGTAGTCTCAATTGGGCCGTCAGTCATTTGCCTGTTTCCTTATCGGTTCCTGGGCTACTTTTTGGTTGTCTTTTTAGAAGTAGACTTCTTTGCAGTCTCCTTCTTTGGCTTAGGTGGCTCTAATTCTTCTAGAACCTTGGGATTAACCTTAGCGCGTTTCTTAAGCGTAAACTTCTCTAGAAGGTTCACGGTAAGGTTCCCCAATCGTCGGGATATACCCATGTACCGTCTGGCGAAGTAATATCACCAGATTCAGACTGTAAAGCCTGCTTAGCGGCATAGGTAAGATCCGAATAGGTCATATTCTTAAGTCGCTCGGCGGTATAATACGCACCACCGCCAGTGAGACTCTGCAAGTACGATCCTAACTCATCCCGAGTATATGCCTCGAATTGAGTGGGGAATGAGGTTTGGTTACTCATTTAGTTTTGCCCCCAAGGATTGACCCAAACGCTATCTGCGCCTACACCGCCAGCAGCAATCTGCTTATTGGCGAAGATAAGATCGTTCTGAGTTAACTTGTAAATATTACCGTCAGCATTAGTTCCGTAGTCGTAAGTCGGGTCAGCCGCGTTAAGGTCACTCTTAAGTGCAGAGGGACCAATACCGCCAACAACCGGATCAAATTCTGTGCGATCCGCCATAATTATCCTCCTGGTGGTAATTGGGCTCCACCCATAGGCGGCTGCTCTGGTGGCATACTACCGTCTACAGGGGGTTCTTGTCCAGCCATGCCGGGATTCATCATATTCGGGTCCATCATCTGTCCCTGAATCGCAATCATATGGAACTGAACGTGGGCCTCGAATGATTGTTTAATATTATCAGGCAGCGCCTCAAATGTCTGGCTCTTACGGAACTTGTTATGAATCTCAATATGCGATTCATGGTTATCCCAAGAGTTAACTGGAATAGGCGGAGGCGGTGGCTGTAGTGGTTGCATTGGATTCTCAGGATCAGGCGGCGGCATACCTGGCGGGATACCCATTTCTGGCATACCCATCTTTACCATTTCATTGTAGTTAGCCTGAGCCTCTACAAACTGTGCAATAGTATTTTCATCGGTAGTCTGCATACGCAAGTTCTCGCGCTGAGCCTGCCGAACGTCTACATGAATAGCCTCGTAGACCTTGTTAATGCCGCCAATCTCCATTACTTCCAGGCCCTTATTAGGATCGATAAATCCCATCTTCATAAGGTCTAGAATAAATGCCTGCTTCGCAGCACGGCTAGTCGGGAGAGCAGAATCCTTCTCAATCCGAATATCCGTGTTACCATTAATGTCGGCTCCCTTAAGCATAATCACATCAAAGGAACCGTCAGTACCAACTACCTTAACCTGGCGCTGGGTAGACCAGAATTGCTCAATATAACTAAGCGTCATCTGAGCCATCTTCTGAACGCCATTTTCTAGAGACTCTAGGGAGTGGGACAATACAGTATCGTCCTGCTCCTGTAGGTAGGAAATAGCAGTCGCGGCCGTTACACCGGGAGGCGTGGCACCCTTAGAAACCTCATGCTGAGAACTAATGTCGTTCATATCCTGCTGGATACGGTCGAGTTCTTCCAGCACATAGTTCGGGAGCGGCTGCAAAGGTAATGGCTGCGGGGGAGTAAAACCGGCCTTGTAGAGAATAACCTGCCCAGGCTCCGTAGTAATCTGAGCCGGATTAATCGATCCCTTGGGCGCAATAAGTTGAGGCTTAGCCATACGGTTCTTGGCCTCAATAATCTGGCCGTGAGTACGGTTATACTCGCGCTGTAGGGGAATAATGTCAGTAATTACCGACTCAGGGTAGAACGACCCTGTAGGAATATTCTCCAACTTAACAAATGGGTACTTGGTTGACTTATAGGGCCAACCTCGCCATACCTGCGCTACCTGACCACCAACAACCGTTACTACAGCGCCATCGGGGAACTTCTTAATCATTCCCGGCTTAATCCATGCTTCCAGAATCTCTACCGAGTCCTTCTCGGCGTTAACGTCAGCATTGATTAACTTAAGGAATCCAGAGTCAATAACTGACTCCGAAATGGCGGTAGCCTGGGGAGGATTCTCTAGGTATTCTCCATAGGTCATCGTCGCCCAATCAACAGGCTTTACAGACACATGCAGAACGTATGCCTGCTTCTCCAAATCTTCTTCTGTTAGATCAGGAACGAAAACATGGAACGGTGTCTGCGACTCGATGATAATGTCGCCCATCTGCTTATTTTCTTCATCAATAGCGTCGTCAGCCCACCAACACTTAATGAAGCCTACACCGCAGATTCGTGACCAATAGGAAGCCCGACGAATAACCGTCTGGACCTTCTTAGAGTCGTAGAGAGATTCCCACAACTGCTCCGCAGCCTGGGCAGCAAATAAGTCTTGATCCTCAGAGGACGCTGGAACCACATACGCATTGGGCTTAGTCGAGGTAATCTTAGAGATTTCCTTGCGAATCATCGGCCTGATCTTATTGATTACAGGTCGCGCTCGCCAATAAGGTGCCTGCGGAGTGGTTAACTTGTTGGAGTTCTGAGAGCCGGGTGCAGAGATATATTGGACGTGCTGCTTGCCCATATAAAAAGCCAGATTAATATACCACTGGCGCTCCTGAATTGAGCGATTATCCTTGCACATTCGGAATTGCTCATTGACCCAGGCAAGAATCTCAGCCCGCTCATCCCTAGTTAGATCCTTAGCACTTTCTGGTTCAGTTTCTTCTTCCAGCAAAGATTTAAGATCAGTTTTGAGGATCGGCTTCTCTGAGTCCGAGTTCATAGAGATCGATGGAGTTGTCATCGTAGACTACCTCCCCAAGCCCTGATAATTCTTGCCATTGAGTAGCCTCCGATTGATCGTCCTTGGGAATATAAACTTCATTGTCACCCGAGGGAGATAACAACTCCATCGTCGCTGCTAGAGTCATCGGGTCCTGACTCTTTAGCATCGCTGCTAACTGCTGGTTTTGGGCTTGGCTTTTTGCTAGCAGGTCGCTTACTAGGTTCAGACTTCTTTGGGAGTTCCGCTGATTCAGCAGCAGCGCCAACAGCAGAACCGCCGTTAAGATAAGCACGCAGAGCGTGAGTAGCACCATCTCGTTCATCCAGGGCCGTCCTTAATTGGTCGTGAAGTTTCATATTCTCTGTCTGCATCCTGACGTATTGGTCAGCACTTACAAAACCAATTCCGTTAGCAACCTCAGTCATACATTCAGAGCAGAAGTATACGACCCCGTAAAAATCAAGATCGAATCCGAAGTCAATATATACACGATCGTCCTTACCGCCAAAGCCGCACACAACACATTTACCTGGCGCGGCTGGGGGTACATTATGCACGACGATTCGCGCATTAGGCTCCGTGGTCATGGGGTCCATAGTAGTTCCTTTCGATTGGGCCGTCAAGTCAGTAAATTCCTACCGACTCGTCATAGGCTTCTGGCCTTTCATTAAATCGACTCTTAAGGTTCCAGTCATAATTAACAGACTGTTCTGACCCTTCGCCGGGATACGGGAAAGGCTGAATTCTATCTGGCTTGGCTACAATACCTTCTCCGGCCAAATTAGGCATAACTGTAAAGAAGTACCGGGCCGAGTCGCAAGCGTGGTCGTCCTTCTTATGAATAACGTCATACTTGTTATTAAGGTTGGCAGTACGCTTATTAGCCCACGTTTTCCAACGCAGCCGACTCATTTCTCTAATAAGGTTTTGGCAGTTGCTTGTGATCGTCCATTTCGGCCTTCTGCCTTCTCCATGATCCAGATAACGCTGAACACGACTAATGCCAGACTGAACATCATTGTTACCAGGAGTAATTGGGATTTCATGCTGCGCGTACTCATCAAAAATACTGGTTCCAGTAACAGCATTACGTTGAGACATAGCAGGATCACCCACATACATATCTGGGCTACGACCAAAAGAAGCATTCCTAGTATGGACAACACTAGCATGGTAGTCGATCGTGCGCTCGGCTTCGAAATGTTCTGAGAACGTAACAACGTCGCCCTCAGGAGATACAGCGTGCCAAAGCCAAGCAGTAGGGTTATTATAGCCGTGATCCACAGAAGCGTACCATTCCCAATCCAAGGGCGGTACAAAAGGCTCAACAACATGAACGTCGGGATCGAAATTCTTATAAACCAGACCCCCGATCTGGACAAATTTACCTTCCTTTCGGGCTTTCTTTTCATCCTTGCTTAGACCCGAAAGTTGCATATCAATCTCGGATACATTAAGGTGTGGATTGTCCATCATATCTACAATAGTAACGTGAATGTTCGGATCTTCCTTCTTAGTACCGGGAAGGAATAGATCGTCGTATACCCACGTCATACCGTCTACAGGGGTCATCGTAATCCACCAACGACCGCCGGTGTCAATTAGACGCATCTTATTCTCAACGAAGATATCCTGGGGACATTCCTCGTCGAAGTGAATAAAGTGTCGGGAAGTTCCCGCGAACTTGTCCAAGTCCTGATCGTAGGACATAAACTCCAACGTAGAGTCATTCTCTAACGTAAGCATACGCAATTCCTTGCTGTATGCCTTTTCCCAAGAGCCACCTTTAAGGGCCGACAATGGGAGCCACTGAGCAAACTGAGGCTTAATAATCTTCTCAATACCGTTAACGAAGTCAACGCTAATAACACGGCCACGCACAGGAGGCGGTGGAGTCTTAATAAACGGATGCGTACCAGTCAGCCACCAGATATCCTCGATAACTCCACCTGTAGTCTTACCAGATCGGTTACCTCCAATATACAGCCGTCCGTTCGTAGTGGCTGAATGGAAATCTTCTTGCTTAGCGTGCGGGGTGTATCCGAACACATTTGGCGCCAAGGCAGCACGACGCAAATCTTCCGCTACCTTGCGGAACATATCGTCAGCAGAAAGTTCTTTCTTTGCCATTATACAATACCTTCTGTAGCGGCAATACCTCGGAACAACAGGGATATAGAGCAGTTCGCTGGTGAAGTTAAAAGAGCATTACCAGTGTTCTGAAAAATTTCTGGCCTAAGGTAATCTCCTGGCACAAGTAGAATAGGACCGGCAACCTGTAGAGTAGTAACAATACCTCCACCAGCAGATAGTACGTTCATCTTAGGAATCAATGGAGCATTTGCGATCGAACTATTCAGAAGAACTTGCATACGACGGTTACCAGTATTGTTTCCAGCGAAGCCAGCAGACACCACAAGATCGTACCATCCTGAGGGAGAATCTGGCCCCATGACAATACCAGCATCACCTAAAATAGTACCTACGGTACAGTCAATTGTTTGGAACACAATAGTTTCAGTAACTAGCCCTCGGAAAGTAGAATCAGAGATGCTAGTTTCTACCGTTTGAGTAGCCCCCACGCCTACAATTCTGTCAGACGTAGCCCCGTTAATCATAGAGATAGTCATACGAGTAGTCGGGCCGTCAAGAACAAGACCACTACCGGCAGTATGGTAAGTCTCGAAAGTAACTACGTCGCCAACTTCCAATAGCCATTGTCCAGAAATAGTCTGCACAGAAGGCTGCTGGGATGGAGCATTTACTACGTTAATTCCTCCATCAGCCACAGTACCATTAATAAGCACACGAATGGCACGTTCTCCTGTAGGACTAGCAGGCATTCCCACAGTACCAATGATAATATAGACACCGCGAGTTTGTGCTGTAAATCCGTAGGGGGTTACAGGATCTACAAGTCCTGCGGTATCACCATCAACAGAAAGGTCAGTAATTAATGTCCAAGTATCGTGAGGAATACTTTGAGTACCGCCACAAGCAAGCGACGCTACAGTTAGGGGCTGACCATTCTGAGCAGTATTATCAATACGAACCGTACCGTCACCAATATCAGTTACCTGGATACCGTCACCAGACAATACATCTGGCGGAAGAAGATAAACAGCGTGAGGGTCGGGTTCTTCTGTGTGCTCTAATACTGCCGCGTCTGCGGTGCCTGTAGGATCATACAGCCCATCGTGAACGTGAGCAATCTCAGAATAAAGATCGTCGTGAAGGTGGCTAGTAGGAGAATACTCAGCATGTAAATGTGCAATACCCGCGTATACCCCGATGTGAGGATCAGGATTATCAATTACATTGATGTGCTCATTTACTGCTTCCGATCCAAGGTCAGTATTGCTAATAACTGTAGGATCGACACCATCAATCGAAATACCTACGCCAGCGTCAAGATCAAGACCCTGGTGAGTATGCGTAATATCCGACTTATTATCTAAGGCCGGCTGCAAATCTGTAATAGATTCGATTGGGTGAGAATCAGGATCAGTACGCCCGGTCAATCCCTGGTGATCCGTAATACCGCCTTCGTCACCAATACCCGGAGCAATAGACAACCATTCGGTGCCTGACCACATATATGTAGGTCTACTAGACATTATGCACTCCCGAGTAAATCATGGCAGCAAGGTTAAGATATGGTGGAAGGTTTGATTCAGGAGTAGAGTTAGGGACGGAGTGGTCATGGTTACGTCCAGCAATAACATGGTTATGGTTAGATCCAGCAATACCATGAGAGTGATTGCTACCAGGAACACCATGACTATGTGAGCCAGTAGTACCTACAGGATGGTTATGCGATCCACCAGCACTACCAGTACCTCCGTGGTTATGCCCTCCCGCAGAACTAATACTGTGCGAGTGAGACTTAGTTACACCAGTACCGCCACCACTAGCACCATAAGTACCTGACTGAGTTCCAGTCCCTCCGTCCCTAACTCTACTC